TGGGCAGATCAGACATCACGCCCCCCGACCGCTACGGATACCGACGTACAATAAGCAGCCTCAGACGCATCAATCTCCAGATCAGCGACGGGGCTGACCAGGGTGACCTTCTGTACCCCTGCCAAATGCAGCGCCGCATGCAGCCCAGAGACCGTGATGTCATGACCCAAGCGGTGCTGGTCCCAAACGAACGCAGATACCGAGGCTTCCGCGGCCGCGCGCACAACATCAGCATCGGGCCCCTCATACAGCGTCAGCACGGCCTCGAGCTGATAAGGCACGATCGACGCCCCTTGCACGATGACTTGATCTGTCAGCGGCCGGATGTCCTCGTCGTTGAGCTTGTCAGACACCGTCTGGATCAGCGCAGCATCGCCGCTGCCATCCCCGACATCCGACAGCACCGTGACCAGGACTTGACCAGGCGACGGCGATTCAACGCTGATATCTTTCACCAAGGACGAGGCCGACAGCCCCCAGAACACATATGACCCGCGTGGACCGGCTGTGGTGAAGCCTTCAAGTGCCAGCTGCACCCGCGAGCGGAACCGGACGTCATCCTCGAGCACGGCCGGCACAGGCGGAAGTGCCGCAGGATCGGCCGCCTGGATCACCGCACGCTCAACCCCGTAGAACGCTGCCAGATGGTCCAGCTGCGCACCACCAGCGAACGCCAGCATGTTGCCGCGGCCGGCGTCGTCAATTTCAGCGCGCAACAGCAGCTCGCGATACGCCCAAGCCTCAAGCACCTTGGTGATCGGCTCGCTTTCCAATCCCATGATCGGCGCAAGGCTCGGATCGCGCGCGACCAACCATGCCTTGATTTCCGCAAGGATCGTCTCAAAGTCCTTGCGATCGATGATCTCCGGAGCGGGCAGCCGCTCAAGATTGATTGCCGTAAACGCGCTCATCCGACCTCGATCCCCGCAATGGTGACTTCGCGCCCGTCGGGCAGGTAGCGGCCGCTGAGATCAATGTTGATTTTGCCAGGCTCAAAGGTCCGAAGCGTCACAGTGTCAACATCGATGCGAGGCTCCCAGGTGATCAATGCCTCGGCCGTCGCCGCGATGATCGCCAGCTTGGTCGCCGAGGAATACGGCGCGTCGATAAGATCGAACAAACGGGATCCATAGTCGCGCCGCATCACCCGCGACCCGATCGGGGTCGTCAGGATATCCCGGATTGATTGCCGGAGGTGGTCGATGCCGCCCAATTTGCGGCCTGTGAGTGCGCTGATGCCATACATGCGCCCACATTGGACAGGACACGCGCTGCGATCCTCTGGCGGTTCCCCACTGCGCTACTTCGGAGTGCCGGTGTCGCTAGGCCCAGGCTGAATGCCCCCATGCACATGAGACACCAAGCTGATCTCGGACGCCACGACATCGCCGGCCCCGGTGATCGTGCCGGCAAAGTTGCCGGCCGGCACACCACCAGCGAAGGGACCAGGATAGATGATGCCATGCACGGTATTGCCACCAGGCGAAAGCACCAAAACCTGAGTGCCGACCGATGGCGGAATCCAGAACTTCAGCTGCTCCGATCCGAGCTGCGCAATCTTAAGCCAATCGCTCTCAGCCCCGTCAGCCCATTTGACCTTGGCACGATCGCCTTCGCGCGCCGTGACTGTCGCCACCATGATCATCCGCTCCACGGCCTGCATCAGCTGCGATAAGGTGAACTCAGACATCCGCGCCTTCCGCCACATAATCTTGCTCATGCGCCGGCCCGATATCCGGTGACCAGGACGTCAGCAGCTGCGACGGTGTCACCCCGTCATCGACAAAGAAGCTCGGTCCAATAGCTGCCGCATGGGCCCACTCGACCCGCCAGACGTCGTACTGATCCGCCTGCGGCGCAAACTCATCCGGCTCAACAGCCAAGACTGCCGCCGCGCCCCAGGCGACCCCCAATCGGTTACTGTGCACCGCGGCCGCGAGCGCGCCGGCTGCCTTCAGCACCTCGCGCCGCACCTTCGGTGTCCGGTACCCCAGCACGATGCGCGCCTCGATCCGGACCAGGCACGGAAACTGACCCGTATGCGGATCCTTGTCGGGATCCGGCTCAAGCTCCGACATCTGAACGATGATGGCCGGCACTTCCAAAGTTTTGCGCGTCTCATCCTCGGCCGCGACCGTCTTAAAGGTCGGAAACGCCGCCGCCAGCGTTGCCACCACCGTGTCCAGGGCAGCGCCCAAATCAAGTGCTTCAGCCATTATCCAACTCCCAAGATTGTGCGCGCCCGAATTTCTGCCAGAAAGTGCTTCATGTAGATGCTGTCGATATCCACAAAGACCTCGTCCTCGAGGTAGATCATCATCCGATCGGCAACCGACAGCGCAGCCTCGCCGATCGCCCATCGCTTCGACCCGTACCGCTGCATGACTTTACGCTTTCCGCCCACCTTCGCAAAGAACGCGCCGTGGACCATCGTGTCGCCAAACTTGATCCCGCCATCGACCTTTTGCGGCCGGCCCTTGAACGCTGACATCGGCAGATCATTGGCACCGAACCACAGCTTCAGCGCGTTGTTACCCTTGCCGACCTTGTACTCCTTCAGGCGACGGCGCAGCGCTTTGGCATTTCGCAGCCCGAGCTCCGTCTGCAGGCCGGTGGACGCCAGACGCCGAAGGGTCGCGGCCGTGCGCTTCAGCGCGCGCGATCGAGAGAGGTCTACCTGTTTGGGCGTTGCCGCATACTCGGCCGCGATCTTATCGAGCTGACCGTCGTCAAAATCAAAGGCCAGCATTGTAGATCACGTTCGGCACCGCCAAGATCAGCGTGGCGATCCCGGTACCATCCAACTGTGGCTCTTCCAGAACATCGAAGGTGCGACCCTCGATCACTGCCGTGTCGCCGCGCAGAACCTGCGACACCTCGTCTTCACGGCAAACGAACCGCGGCCCAGGGCCGTCGAATTCGAACTCGCCCAGGGTCGCCATCTGGGTCGGATCGTCAAAAATGCCAAGGACATCTGCCACCTTTTCCGAACCCCTGGTGATACTTGCCGTGGTGGCAAATTCCTCAAGCTCGAAAAAAGCGGAGATGTCCTCCCAATCGGGATGGGGCATGGGTTACGCGTCGCGCGCTTCTTCGATGGCGGCAATCAGCTTGGCTTGGTTCATGCCGTCATACCCGTCAATTTCAAGCTCGGCCGCGATAACCTTCAGGTCCGCGACCTTCATCTTGCCAAAATCGCCTTCAGCTTTGGCAGCCTTACCCTTCGCCAGCTCGGCGCGGCCGCGGCTGATCAGGTTCTTTGCCAGATCCTCACCAATCTCCACCGTGGTGCCGGGTGTTTTGATATTGCCCGCAATCGCGATCGCGGAGGTGATTTTAACTTTCACTGTCTTTTCAGCCATTTTGAAATCCTACGATTAAAGAGGTCAGAGGGAGCGAACCGGCCTGATCGGCCGGCTCAAATCGTTACACCGTTGGCTTGCGGCCGAGGCAGAAGCTCTCGGTGCGGCGCGCGGCGATATCGAAGTCCTGGTGCAGCACAACGCGGCGCGTCCCCGACAGCGACTGGGTGTAGGGATCGACCAGGATATCCAGCGCACCCCACAGGCCGATGTAGACATCGCGCAGGTTGCCAAACAGCACGTCGCCGTTCTGGAACTGGTTGGTGATCTCGGCCGTCGACCCGTTCACGGTACCGCCGTCTTCCCAGATCGTCTGGCCATTCGAGTTGGCGAACTTCTCGGTCGACTTACAGTGACCGCGAAACTTGGAGTTACCCACGTAGCGCACCGAATCCGTCAGAGCGTTGTCGAGTGCGACCTCGCTCTCCATTTCGATGATTTCCGCATAGGTCGGCTGAATATCCGCGAAGGCCACGGCGTTGATACCGGAATGGTTCAGAATGCCCAGCGGGTTATTCCCCGAGCCATCACCATAGTAGCCGTACCAATCGATACCGAGCGCCAGATCCGTCGCCAAAGAGCTACGGAACTGCAGCTCAACATCCATCGAGGACTGCTGCATCATGCGGCGCGTCACCCGGCCAAAGACACCAATGGTGGTCGGGCTCATTTTGACCAGCCCAGCGTCCATGCTGCCCTCGCCCACATCTTCGTCTTCACCGACGATGAACACGTTACCCGAGCCGGTTTGACCAGGCACATCCAGATTGCCGACCAGACCGCCCATCGGCGTCCCCAGCTGCAGCAACGTGGCGCGGTTGCGCAACATCTCGATGAAGGATTG